AGTAGCTGTTTCTTTAGCTAGGTCTGTACGAGATCGTAAAGCTTTATTAGAAACCGCCGTTAAGAAAAACGTACCTAAAGAATATGTGACTGATTCTAGTGGAGTTATTAAACTCTGTATTATACCTGACTCTAAAGGTATGGCAGTTCCATCACCTTTATTCTGATATACCTGCTCACTAGCTTCATCATAAAAAACATCATGCCCGTCTTCACGTAATTTTTTTACTTTGATATAATTTAATTCGTGTATCTCTTTTAACGCTTCTGTTTCGGAAGTGCTTAAATCGAGAATAGATGACACACTTTTCTGCATTTGAGGTAAATACTTATTGTATATATTATCGTATAGACCTATAGCTACTTGAATAGGTATAGCTTCTGTTTTACGTATAGCTTGAACTATAACAGGATCGGTTATCTCCTTTATAGAAGGAGCTCCAACAGCTTGAGCACCTAACTCTACTTTATTAAGAACTGTTTGTTTTTCACTTAATTCAATAGATTCATTAGCGTTGGCAACAGCTACAGGTTCAGTACCTTGTGGTGGACTAGCTGTAGGTGTTACATCACCTTCAACAAGAGGTTCCTTTGACATCTCAGGAGCTATATTTCTATCTTCACCTTCTTGTGCTACTTCTTGTATAGGATCACCAGAAACAAACACGTTTTTAGCTACTCTATTCTTTAACATAGAACTAACAGTACCTTCTTCATAACCAGCTTCTATAAGTGAACTAGAAATATCTTCCTCAGAGAAACCTTCGTCTATACTAGCATCTATTTTACCGAAAGTATCTAGTAAAGACGAATTTATTAATTCGTTAGCTCTATCTTCACTAAGTTTATTTTCATTAACTAAAACACTCTTAATATCTTCAGCGGAATTATTTTCAGTTAATTTTTGAAGTATTATTTCATTACTCATTTGTATTTTGCGGTAACTTTAACTCTTGGCTAAGAGGTTGTTGTTCTGCGTTGAAACCGACCTGTTGCTGTTGCTGTAATTGTGCGCCTGCATTTTCTATAATTTGAGCTATGATTGGAGAGTATTTAGTCTTCATACTTTTCATAGCTAAAGAAGCTACTTGCAAAAAGGACGCCGGGTTTATTTGTAACAATGTATTACCTATATTTCCAGACAATACAGTTTCTATCATCAGCTGATTTTTTTCATCTTCATCATTATAGAATACAGATTCTATCTCTATATCTACATCTGAAAAAGCTATTTCAGTATCCGCGTGAGGCATAGGAGCAAATAGAATATTACCTTCTCTATCAACTAAAGGTTCTTCTGTTTCTGGATCTATAACTTCTTCGTACACAAAATCAAATATAGGTTCACCAGCTTCGTCGTACTGACCAGTAAATTGAGTTATAGGTTTGTTCATCTCAACCCATTTTCTACCTATAATATCATCAGTCACAGAAAATACTTGATGACCAGTCATATATTGTTTAGCTAAATTAGTTATATCCTGACCGACTAAAGTATAAAATTGTTCTATCCTAGTGGATATATATTTTAAAGCTAAAATAGACGCATTCTGTTGTAACTTTACTTTTCTACCACTATCAGACGCAAAAGCTAAACCTAGAAAACTGTCGTTTATACCTAGTACTCTCTGTATCCTATCAAGAGCTTTATCTATAATAGTGTATTGGTCTAATACTTCTTTAGTTAAACTTTCAACTAAGATACCTTTTATGTTTTTTACTTCTATTACAGAATTAACACGATTCACTTGACGAGTAAATTTAGCTGCGTCTAATACAGAATTCTTCTGGAAAAATACTTTTTGTGTGTTGGCCATTAAAGCCACTTTTAAAACAGCTTGATTTATAGCGTCTTGTGAAGCTAAAACTTCTCTAAAAATACCGTAATATTCTGCTTTATTACTTAGATGTACTTTTTGTACTCTGTAAGGAGAAGCAACTTCTTTGAAAGATATTTCTTTTTTATCTAGTATAGTGTAGTTACTCCAATATACAGACCAAGTTTTACCTGAATCATCTTTAGCTATTGTATGAACTATGAAATAATTATCATAAGTTTTAGTCTCACCTTCAAACCTAGTCTCAAAGAAATTCTCAAACTCAGCGTCATCTATATTTAAAGGTACTTCGTAAGGTGTCAACTTAGAAATTATATCCCTCTTTTTAGGTAAAAGTTGTTTTATTTGAGATTCATTCTAACAACACCTCTTCTGACGGTATGTGATGCAGTCTTATCTCTTTAAGTGTTCTACCAAATTCATCTTCTTTATCTGTATCTATGACATCTATGTAAGAACACATAAAACCAGTGATTAGACCATCCATTTTTATCTTATCACCTTCAGGAATAAATTTATTTTTTCTTAGTACATACTTCACATAGTCATTTAAAACAGATGCATTAACAATATCTTGATGTTGTACAGGTATAACTTTAACTGTGTTTACAACTGTAGCGTAGTATCCTATTAATAAACGAGTAAAAGCTTTTATTATATTAAAAGTTTCTGGACTCTGGCCTCTACTCAATAGTTCAGATATTTGATTAGCGTCGAATTGTCTGTTGTGGTAGTAGTCCCAAGTTAATTTGGCTTCCACTCTCGATTCTTCGTACACGTCTAAACTTATTTTAAAGGTGTCTCTAAGATAACCTATATCTATAGTTTTAGGCATTATATAATCCCTTTTAAAGCGTCAGCTAAACTAGTATTAAGTATTGATTTAGGTTTAGATTTTACTTGTTTACGCGATTTTTTTATCTTATCACTTTTAGATTTTACTATACCTTTTATTTTAGCTATATTACTATCCAAAGTTGTTATAATATTATCTAATCTTTTTGTATCAGCACCTAAATAAAATACAGACGATATAGGGCCGAGTATTTGCTTCATAGAAGATAGTCTAGCAGATAGAGGTGACATGGCCGCTCTTAACTGTTCTAACACGACACCTCTTTTACCACTACCAGCAAATATTTTTTCAAAATTCTCGAATTCTTTATCAGTTATTTGAGTACCTACTAAAGACTTTCTATACAAAGATATAAATAAATTTAAAGCTGTTCTTTCTTGTATACCAGTAACATTGTCAGATAAAAATTGCTTGTACTTAGTAAACCTAGTCCCAAAAACACCTGTAGTCGGATCAGGTATATCTCCAGCACCTCCAGCTAAAGACATTAAACGTCTTAACTCTCTTAGTTCTTTTTTATCTTCTGGTTTGATTTTCCTACCGTCAGCTCTACTTATATTCATGACTAGTCTTTCTATATCAGTACCTTCGTTAGTACCTCTCAAAGCTTCGAAATCTTGTTTTGCGAAAGTCTCGAAAGACCCACCAGTTTTAGAAAACAACTCTTTTATTAATCTACCACCAGTATCAATATCTTCTTGTAACTTACCTACGTTGCTACCTTTAGCGCTGAATCTCTTAGCTAATAAAGAAATACTTTGTCCACGTTTCATTAAATCTAATTTCAGACGTTCTAGTTCCTCTTTAGTATCTGGTTCTATAGTAGGTGTCATAGCGGACTTTACTTGTTCTAAATGATCTATCATGACCTTTCTTTTCTCAGAATTTATACGCTTAAAAGTACCTGTAGCTGCGGCTATATCCTGAGCTGAACCTATCTGAAATTCATTCCCATCATAATACTTAAAGAAGTTAGTTCCAAGCGTATTCCACGTAGATTTATCATTTATAACCTCTTCACTAAAACCATTCTGTACCAATAAATCTTTATCTTTCTCAAAATTTATGTTGTCTATTCCTTGTATATCAGGAAACATTTCTTTCATATACGGGTTATTAACAAGAACCCGGTTTAAATCATTAGGATCACCAGAGGAAGTAAAACTAGTCAAAGCTTCATCAGTATCTTTAGCTATCAACTGATTCTTCAAAGTGTTAGATAATTCTAATTGTTCTTGAATCTGTACTTGTTGTAGCTGAGCTTGAGAACCTTCTATGACCTCTAGTTCATCACCTTCACCTAATCTATAACCTTCTTTAGCTAAATTTATTCTTTGTGTTCTCTCAGCAAGAGCTAGACGTTCTTGTTCTATACGTCTACCTCTAGCTGCTGCGAAACTTTGTCCAAAAGCCATAAAACCTTTTTTATTCTACGAAACTTGTCCCACCAGATCCAGCAGCCACACCAGCAACATCAGCACCAATACCTAGTATAGTATTAATAGTTTGTTGGTCAGACTGTTGTTGAGCTATACCCTGACTACCAGCTAAATTAGCTGCTTGAGATGCGACACCAGCTACACCAGAACCGGCTGACGCTAATGTTTTTGCTAGAGTCTGTTTTTGTGGTAAACCTAAACTAAGAAAATTCTGTTTTAATTGAGCTGTTTTTTCTGGAGCTGTAGCTCTAACTGTAGATCTTTGTACAGCCCTATTAACTTCTAAATCAGTTAAAGCTTCTGTAGCTATACCACTTGATTCTATACCACGTTGTTTGAATACTTTTTTTAGTCTATCTCTTGATATATTGAAAGCTTTTTCTTGTACTTGCAGACCAAAAGATTCTATTTTAGTAGGAGTTAAATTCTTGTAGAAGTCAGATAGATTCTCTTCTATATTACCATATACAGACCCCCATTTATCAAGCAAACTTTTTTGTACATCAAAAGATCTCTCTGCTAAGTTTATAGACCGTTCAGACAATTCATTAGCTTTATCCTCTAATCTTTTTTGCCTCTCAGAATCAGTCAAACCAGCAAAATCTGTAATACCTTTAACACCACCTACAGCACCAAGTCCTATACCAGTTACTCCACCAACAGCAAAATTTGTTACTGGATTCGAGTTGCTTCCCATTCTACATCTCCTACATACTGTTTAGTAACCATTTTAGCACCTAATTTACTTATAATAGATTCTATATTTCTGTTATTACAGTTAGTAAAATACTGTTTATAACCAAGTTTTTTCATTTTAAATAGTGAATATTCTATAAGTAGAGGTGTACTTTTCGTATGACCATCTTTTATAAATAAACTAGAAATAAAAAACTCTTCTTTAGATTGTCTATAACCAGTTAAAAAACCTACCAGAATCTTTTTATGGTATAAACCTAAAGCTAAAAAACCTTCTTGACAAGAGTCAGATATTAAAGATTTTATAGTTACATACGTATTTCCATAGTAAGAGTAAACAAACTCTTTCAGATTTACATATAGAGCAGTTAATTCAGCAAAATCTTCACTATCTAAAACTTTTACTTCTGTATTTTCCATGTTATTCCAACTCTTTTAATTTAACATCTAACTCAACTATACGTTTCTCTAGTATTTTCTGTTTGTTCAACAGTTTAACTAAAAAATCTTTTAGTTGGTTAGTCTTTGGGGTTACTTTAATTTCGAATAAATCTAACAAATCCGCAGGGATACTTATATCATTTTCCGCCATATTACCTCTCGTTTTGTCTAGGTAGAACTTTGAACTCCATCTCGTAAACAGTTCCAGTACCTTCTATTTCTATCTGTAAAAAATAAAATCGCTGTTCTTCTATATTTAATTTAGCGTCTTCTACTAGATACTCGCTTAAATCCCTGTTATATACTTCTTCACTATTGGCAGTTATTCTTACTGTTATAATACCTTCATATCTTATATATACGTTATTGTATATTTTCTGTAGTGTGTGTTGACCTTCCGTTAAAACAGGACTTCTATACTTGAAGGTTAAAAAATCACCTTCAAATACTTTAGTTAACTTGTATTCATTATCAAGGGCGTAAAAGATATTATCAAAAACACCTATATTCTGTACTTCTACACTAAAATCTAAGTAATAAAATAAAGGTTCGAAACGAACATCAAAAGCAAAAAATCTTCCGTCTGACAATAATAGATAATACACTTCATCAAATACACGGGAATTAACAGGATCAAGTACCAATTTACCTAGTTTATTCTTTGATACAACAACTACATTACCATTGTTTAAAGTACATATCCCATCATGAGAAGCCCATAGAAGAATACTTTTTACACTGTCAATACTTTTATGGAGTATACAACCTTGAGTATCACTAACCAAACTTTTTACAAATTCGTCTGCGTTAGTACCAGAGATTAAAAACGTTTTAAACTCTGTGAATACGATTATACCACCTGGAAACGGTCTTAGTCCTGTTATATCAGCATTAAATTCTATAAAGTTTGATACAGGCCAATAATTATTATTTAACACAGAACTAAAAACCATTTTAGTTCCAACAGCCCCGAAAAAAATACCGTAATTCTCAACTAAATAAAGCATACCAGAATCAGGAGGTAGATTATCTGAAGATGTTAATAAGTCCTCCGCATTAATATCTACAGTATAATCTATAAATTCTGTGTCTACGTTATTGTCTATTGTTTTTATGAGAAAGAAATCTGTGAGTGTCCCACCTAACCTATAAATCCTTCTCTGATTTACTTGTTTATCTGACGATACAGGAACATTAGAAACAGTAACTTTATTACCAGATTCTACGTTTATTTCATCTGTTAACTCCATGGGAGCAGACTCTGTACCATCATCAGAATTGTAATAAGTAACAGTATATTGAAGCACACCTTGAACAGTTGCAACAGCTACAAACTCTTCATTTAAACTAACATCTAACTTTTTATCTACTACAATAAGTGATTTATCAAGAGTCACTTGTTTAACTAAATAAAAGGTACCGCCAAAATCGCGGAATACTTTTAAGTTAACTCCAGAAAACTCTTTTATAGTTATTTGTATCTGACTATTATCTGTGGTTATACTGAAAGAATCTTCTATTTCATAGACATTGTTAACATCATCAGTGAAAACAAACTTATAATCATAAGATCCAACTAAAAAATCACCTAAACCTGTTTGCGCAAAACTATAATTAAGATCACTAAAATCATAAACCTCTAAAGATATATCTAACTCACCTAAAGGTCTATCTATACCCATATTATACTCATTATCACCATCAATGAGCAAACTAGAACCTTCACCAAAAATTATATCAACACCCTCAAATAATTCTATACTTCCATGTAACACAAATTCGGTGTCTTCAAGTAATACTAGATCATCTACAAAAGCATGATCAAGACCATATTTTTTAGGTCTTCTAGCGGGTTCTGTATAATATAAAATATTTCTATACAACAGATAATCTCTATAATTATCACTACTAACAAAATCTTCTTCGTACTTATAAAAATATTTCTGTTGTACTTGTTCTGGTTCTACTTCGACTAAACCTTTAACTGGTGTGAGTACACCTTTAGATACATCAACATTAGTTAATTCGACAGCCTCATTTCTTGCAATAAGAGACGGATCTAAACGTTTGGATAAACCACCATTAAACGCATTTAACAGCATAACTTACCATTGATAAGTAGATATATTAGACCAATCAGCGTTATCTATATCATTATATAAACTCTGTTTTTTAATTAAAGAAGACTCTAATTTACTACCAAAATTAGCGAGAAATACTAATGCTTCTTGATTAGACATAGTAACAATTTTGTTATCTATATCAAAATAAGATACATTTATATTACCAATTAATGTAGATAAACTATATTTTAGATATAGATTGTTAAAAGATTCTGCACCACCGTTAAATACTTTAGATGTTACAGTGTCTATAAAATCTTCAGTGATTTCTTCCTGGTAGCAATTTTTAATAGTTATCTTCCTTAGATATTTTAAATCAGATAGAACTATATCAATATCTTCTTTTGATACATAATTAGAATAATCAGACTCGTTCTGTACTAATAGTACAGACGAACGTCCAGTAGAGTAAACTAAAGAATCACCATTTTTTAGTGTGTAATTATTTGTTACTAATATAAAATTCATAGTTACCTATTATTTAATAGTGTTATTCTTGGTATTATAGCAGAATCATTACTAGGGTATAATTTAGTGTTATCGTTAGAACCCCAACCATAAAATCTACCATCATCTAAAAGAAAATACAAGGAGTTTAAATCTGTTGCATCTCCCACAGAATAATAGTCTATAATTTTACTAGCGAAAGGAAAATCAACTAGTTCTTGAGTCAATTGCGGATGGGTTACACCACCTACAGCACAATTACCAGAATTATTAGCTCCTACAGAGTATAATTTATCATCAATATCTTGGAAAAATGTAGTTTTATAGTTGGAATCAAGTACCCCATTACTAAAGTTAAAAATATCCTTAACGTCTACTCTTATTTGAGTAGGACTTAGTACATCTATTACTGTACCATCACCAACTTGCCCAACATTATTCCAACCCCAACCAAAAACTATATCATTAGTAGAGATAAAAAAACCATTCGCAGCGCCGTTACTATTTATATACAATTTTTTAGCTGGTTCGGCGACAAAATTATGGTTCATTATAGTAGGTATATTTTTAGATACCACTGTATTATCACCTAATTCCCCATCTAAATTATAACCACATGCATACACAGAACCATTATTTTCAGTAGTTTTGAAATACGATACACCTGTTTCTAAATAAACAGACCCTGTCCAATAACCACCCGATACTTCTATTTGATCAACTACTTTTCCTACTAATGAAGGTATAACTGTAAACACATTCCTATCGGTATTATCACTTAAACCTAACTGACCGTCTACATTTCTACCCGTGGAGTAAACTTTATTTGTAGACGTCAAAGCTAGTGTATGACCTGTACTACTTATAGTTTTTACATCTATAACATCTTCACCACCAACATTTATAAGTGTTGGTGATAACTTGTCCGTATTAGTACCGTCCCCTAATTGTCCGTATAAATTATACCCCCAACCATACAATTTATTAGAATCAGTTAACGCAAATACAGAAGACAATTCGTTATTAATTCCAGAAGGTGTGGTTACAACTTTTGAAATATCACCAACAGATATTTTTTGTATTTCAAATGAATCTGAAGTGTTTCCTCTACCTAACTGACCTGCATCATTGCTTCCCCACATGTACAAATCACCGTTTGTATATAAAACAAAACCAGTCCTATAAAATAAACCTACTTGTTTTACTTCTAAGTCTTTAGTTTCTCCAGGCATGGAAATAGAAATCCATTCACCCATACTATCATTTTCACTGTTAGCCCCACTATAACTATCTTGTACACCTGCATACAAAATTTCATTTGATTGCGTAACTAAAATAAAAG